CTTGCAGATCCAATCATACGGATCTCTGCACCAAAGTCTCTTAGATCGTAATTTAATATTTCAGTAGCTGTAGCACCTGTGCCGTTTGAAATACTTTGCGGGGTTGTATCAAAGCCAATTAAGTCTTCAAATTTTCCGTCTACTACAAGTATATCGCCGTTGACACTTTCTACTGTAGCAACTGCTACTGTCGACGCATCTGTTGAAGTAAATGTTACCGTGTCGCCTGCTGCAAAAGTTCCAGTAACTCCTCCTAGGCGTATACGTGTTTTACCGTCGCCGTATTTGCCGTCATTACTATCGTATGCATAAAAACTTCTATTTGCAAAATATGTAAAACTGTTTAGCCATTCAACTCTAACACCATTTGTTGCAGTAATACAATCAACGCCTGGAGTAATAAATGTAGCACTGTGGAAAAGCATGCTTGCTTCTTTACTAGCTGCTGTTGCATATGCTCCATCAATATATGCACCCTTACCTGCATCGCCTGCATTAAATCCTCTTGGATCTTCGACTGTAGTTGTACTACCCGAAGTAATTACTGTAATGTTTCTAATGTAAGGACTACGTGTTATAACAGTAAAGTCTGTTGCAAAACGGAATGCATACCCGTTGTCTGGGAATGTTCTATTACCGCCATTACAACTAAACACAATACCTTTAATAAAAGTACTTGTACCTACACCTGCATCTGGTCCTGCGTGGGTAATTACTAATTGCCCAGTTCCGTGAGTATATACAGCATTAGTAATTGCATAATCATTACCGCCAAACGTAATTATTCCGCCACTTACATATGCGTGTGCAAATGGTGCTGTTCCAACATTTAATGTTGCTGATCCTGCACTGGCTGCTGTCGTATCATGAAACATACCTCCACTATAGAAGCCTGTTATCATTAAGTCTTCAACTGTTGATTCACCGTTGAGTAAAAATGCATCGTTGTAACGTGTCGCTGTTGTAGCTCTGATTGTTACTGATCTTAGCCCTTGGCCCTTAACTGTAACCCCTACAGGAACGGTTAGTGGAAATATTTCTGTATATATGCCTGGGTATATATGTATAGTGTCGCCAGCTGTTGCGGCACTTAGTGCTTGTGCAACACTTGCATACGGATCTTGTGGATGTGTTCCTGAATTTGCGTCATCACCATTTTCAGCAACATATATAATATTGCCTTGACGTAGTGTTAGATCAATGCCGTCAACATCTAAGCCATCACTAACAATATTTGATGCATAAAAGTTGTTAACATAAATGTCATTCCACTCTTTGCCGCCTGTGGCCGGATCACTACCTAAGTTGTATGTTCTGTCTGCATCTGGAATAATATTACTTGCAACTTCTGCATTTAGAATAATAGTATCAGTATTTGCATCGCCGATTGTAATATCGCCGTCTGCTGTGATGTTACCAGTAGCATGTATATTACCAGTAACATTCATGTCTGCATGCACTTCAACAGTGCCTGTGCCGTTAGGACGGAATTCTAGATTAGCGTTTGAACTATTGGTACTAATAACATTGCCTTCAATATCAATGCTATCAATAACTGCTTTATTTTGATATACAACATTGTCTAGCGTGCCTAGATTCAAGTACTGCTGCGTACTACTAATTGTATTACCTGTAATAGTAACATCTGCAAGATTTGCTTGTGTGTCTACTATTAAGTTTGTTGTTTTTGTTGTGCCGGAAATTTGTAATTCGTGTGTAGGACTTGTCGTCTTGATACCGATACGCTGATTATTGACATCTAAATATAATAGGTCTGTTTCAAAAGCTAAATCTATACCATTACGGATTAGATTTTCCTTTAGCAACGGACCGGATATGCGACCTACAGCCATTTCGTCTCCTATACACGGGGATCCTGTCCCTCCAGCCTCGTTTTCAGCTTTCGCTCTTTGCGGGTTGACCACAGTTTGATTATGTAAAACATTGGTCGCGTTTTACACAATAGTATTTATCGTATTTGGATATTTGTAGCTTGTTAGCCTAGAATTAACGACCATTCGTTAAGTAAGTCGTCCATGAAGTCAGCTGTAACTGTTTCGCCACCACCTTGTGCTGCAATCCAGCTAGTGCCGTCATATACTTCCATATAGTTAACTTGGCTATTATATCGAGTATCACCAGTCTGACTGTTTGTTCCTCGTTCGGCACTTGTGCCTGCAGGAAATACTACTGCACCTGTTCCGGCAAATTTAACATAGCCGTTAGCAGTATTTGATAATGTTAATCCAACACTTGCATTACTGTTAATAATACGATTATCTTTAAATGTAATATCACTGCCTGTTATTGCAATTACACCTGTGCCATTGCGTACTAGTTCTAGGTCACTGTTTGAAACAGTAGTGCGAATAATATTATTTTGAATACTGATATCATCGGTTTGTAGACCGTGAATTGTAATACCGTTGCTGTTTACTTGTCCAACTGCTACTGTGTTAACAGTTATATTAATTGTGTCGTTACTTGGATGTGCTGTGATCCTAGTAAGTCTATTACTACTAAACACTCCACCAAACCCAACATAGCCGCCGCCGCCGGCTCCTTCAAATACATTATCTTTTATTGAGAATCTAAAATTACCTGCTGCATTGTTTACTTGCTGTGCATCAGTACCGGTTGGTAGTAGCAATGCACTGTTACTTGTTATATTAACATTGCCTGTAGAAGTTAAGTTTAGATCTGCTGTTGTACTAACAATATTTTGATTAAACAATATATCGTCTTCTATTCTAATGCCGCCAGTTCCGTCGGCACGCAATTCAAGATTACTATTGCTTAGTGTTGTAGTAATAAAGTTATCATCAATTTTAATTTGACCTGATGTTATAATATCATTTAATGCAACTGCTGATTGTACATATAAGTTTGTTCCTGTAATATCATTTGCAGTAAATGCATTTGATACTAATACATTGTTATTAGGTATTTTAATAGTACCTGTTCCGCTAGCACGTAAATCTAAGTCACTATTACTTGCGGTAGTTGTAATTAAATTGCCGTCTATTAAAACATTTTCTAACTGTGCTTTTGCTCCAATAGTAACAATTCCAGTAACATGTGCTGCACCTACGATAGATGCACCATTACTGATAGTTGTATTGCCAGTCTGTGTTATTGTTCCTGTAGTGTTTACATTTTGTAAATCTGTAGTTCCATTAATAGTTGTAGCATTATTGATTACTAAACTGTTATTAGGTAAGTAAACTCTACCTGTTGCGTTTGCACGTAGTTCTAAATCTGCATTGCTTACAGTAGTAGTGATATAGTTTTCATTAAACTGTACATCACTAATGTTTGCTTCACCTAACCAACTCTTAATCCACTTTTTATTTGCAGATCCTAAGTTATATAATCCACTAATGTCAGGCTCTATATCTTGACTAAACGGTGTATTAAAATTGATAGTATCAGTAGCTTCGTTACCTAACGTTATTAGTGTACCACCGATTGTAATATCACCAGTCATTGTTAAGTTTTTAGATATTGCTACATTACTAGTAAAGTTAATATCATTTGCGGATGCAACATTAAATGCTTGAGTATTTGTTTTTAATAAGTTTCCGGCAATTGTAAAATCACCGATATCAATTTTCTCACCATCAATAATTGTAGTTTGTCCACCGGAGTTAATAACTAAACCGTTTAAGGAATCTACTTCTGCTTCAGTTAATACAATACTAGTGTTACCACTTTCTTGATCAATAAAGAATTGATCACCTACTCTAAAGTTACCAACGTGATTTACAGATTGATAATAAATTTTTCCGCTATTAAGTTTAACTACTTCGTTAGCTTGTATTGCGATGTTAGCATCATTATCAACGTATTTTCCGACACCAATGTAACCAAAGTTATGTTGTATTAGATACATTAGTGTATCAACACCGTCTGCTACTGCACCATAATTTCCGTATACGTTTGCTGATCCAATTGAACGAAGTTCTGCACCATACTTAACTGTTGATCCATCTGTACTTAGATGTCCATCAACACCGTCAACTGCATATAGTCCACGATTAGCAAAGTATGTAAAACTGTTAAGCCACTCTACTCTAACACCATTGGTCATTGTAACTGCATCAACACCTGGCGTAATAAATGTAACGCTATGGAAAAGCATACTTGCTTCGTTACTTGCACTATTAACACTGTTACCGTCAATCCAGGCGCCACCTCCAGCATCACCTTGTGCAAACCCTCTTGGGTCATCAGTTGGAACTTTTATACGATAAGATACACTCAAATCATAAGATTTTACCGTATCACTTTGATTTCCTATAATAAACATTTTAGTACCATCAGGTGAAATATGTATGCCGGAAGGATTGCCTCCTATACTGTAAAATCCTATATGTGTTAGTGTTGAAATATCATACGGTGCACCAACTGCAAATTCATCTACACCGTTTCCACGTGTTCCTACTATAAACAATCTAGTTCCATCAGTACTCCATTCTATACCAAATGGTTCAACGTCTATAGCAGTCAAAGTTAAATCTTGGTTAAATGTAGCGGATGAAATATCAAATGCAGAAGATAAATTGTATTCATATATCTTATTATTTTGATCTCCTGTGATATACATCTTAGTACCATCAGGTTTAAAATCAAGTCCAAAGTTATCAGAGTCAACAGTTGTAACAAGTGTTTGGGTAAAACTAGCAGACGAAACATCAAATCCAGTTGTTAGTGCATATTGATGAACATTACTGTTGTTTGGACCAGTAACAAACATTTTTGTACCATCAGCATTAAACTTTACTGCTGTTGGATTTGGACATTGTGTCACTGCAAAACTATCTACAAATGTAACTATAGATGATAAGTCAAATCCTGTTGAAAGAGTATACTCGTTTACATCGTCTCCTATTTCACCGACAATAAACATTTTTGTCCCGTCATTATTAAACGTTATACCTCGTGGATGTGTTTCTTGTGAGTTTACTGAAAAAGTAGAACTTGCTGTTACTGTAATAGGTGTACCACGTGTAATTACAGTTACATTTTGAACATAAGGACTACGTGTGCTTATAATAGCATTAGGTGCAAACTTAAACGCATACCCCGGGGCGTAAAAATCTTTAATTGTTAAATTCTGTACAGTTGATTCGCCGTTAAGTAAAAATACATCTTCACTTTGTGAACTTGTATCTGGAACAATAATAGTGTTTCGCATATCAACACCTTGCACTGTAACGTTACTAGGAACAGTTAAAGGCAGTTGTTCTTGATATTCACCTGCGAATATTTGAATAGATACAGGACCTGCTGTACTGGCATCAGCTGCTTCTAAAGCTCGTCGAACTGTTGCAAAGGGAGCCTGTACGTTATCACCGCTTGCTGCATCGCTACCATTTACACTAACAAAGAATATGTTTCCTTGACGTAAACTAAAGTCGCCGCCACCTTGAGCAATTAATGAACTTACACTAATGCCGTTACCATTTAATAAGTTTGTATATAAACTATCCCAGCGTTTGGTAGGAGAACCAATTGCATATACGTCATTTGCTGCTGGTATGATATTATTTGCAATGTCGGCGTTAAATGTAACACTGTCTGTATCACTGTCGCCAATAATAATATTGCCGTCAGCAGTTATACTACCAGTAGCATTTAGATTTCCCAATACTTCTAAGTTAGAGATTACATCAACAGTACCAGTACCGTTAGGAATCAAATCAATATTTGAATTTGATCTATAAGAAGATATAGCGTTATCTGATATGTGTATATTATCAGTTTCAAAATTTGATAGCTTTATTGCTTCAGCAGCATTTAAATATATATTGCCAACTAATACATTTAGATTATTAGTTTCAATTGTATAGTTTGCTATAGAACTAACTGTTTCTGATATTAAGTTAGCAGACGCCGAAGTTCCGTTAACATCAAGATCGTATCCTGCTGTTCCTTTATTAACACCTATCTTACCACTGTTAACGTCGAGGAATAACAGTTGCGTGTCAGAAGAAGTATTTCTAAACGTAAGGTTAATACCATTGCGTTCAAGGTTTGCTGTTAATAATGGTCCGGAAATTCTACCGACTTGTGACATGCCCTACTCCTATTAGTAGTATTTATAGGTTTACTTGTCGAAGTTGTGTAGTACTGTTATTGGTTTTGCTAGATCAGGCGGCGAAGTAAAAACAATATACCACCCGTCGGCATAGGGACTATTAGGGCCTGCTAAACTACTACTTACACTTTGCTCTAGTGTATAGTTGGTTGTACTAAGTTGAAAAACATTTTCTACTAGTACTAGCACATTTTGTGCTGCTGCTGGAACTGGATAGTCTGCATCACCGCTTGCTAACGGTCCAAACACTGTTTCAGTAGCATCACCATTGCCTAAGTTTTGTTGTGTAATGCCGGGATCTTGATTTGGTTCTTTAAAGCGAACTTCTCTCCAAGCAGTGTTTTGATACGCTTCAAGTTGTTCGGTTGTGGTATTATATCTTAAATGCCCATTAGACGGCGATGCAGGACGTTGTGCTGTTGTTCCTTTAGGAACAAGCATAACATTAGTTGACTCAAGTATTACCTGATCGTTAAGATCGTACTTAACGCCACGACCTGCGATACTGCGTAAATTTGTTGTCTGGGCTTTAATTAATCTCATTATACTTCCAAGTAACTCACTGTTGCTGCTAAGTCTGTTAAGAATGCACCGATATCTGGTTCTGCTACAAATACAATAGCATCTCCTGCTTCGAGTACAACTCTTTCGCTATCAAATGTAAATGTTTCTCCGCCAGGTAATGTTAAGTTATTAATAACTCGTGTAACTTTATTGTTTAATGAAGATCCGCTCGGAATTAGATGCATATCAAATGATGCATCAGCTGTTCCGGTATTGCAAACTAAAATATTTGTAACAGCATAACTTTTTCCTACCGGTACTCCTTGGCTAGTTATCGGATCTATAACATCTAATGCAGTTGTTTTTAATTGTGCGTTTACTATTGCCATTTGTTTTCCTTAAAAAAGCATGCTAAACAGCAATGCTCTGTTTTTACTTATTATTTCACCAGAGGTATTAGATTTATTAACATAGTATAATCCAGTGTCGCCAGTGCCCTCAGTAGTTGAATATAATTTTATTCCACTATCGGGTGCAGTGCTAGACGGTGTTACCCCGTCGTCTTCATATAAAAATTCAGTTATCTCAAACGCATCTTTAACTTTAACTGAACCTGTTCCAGGAGCTGCTAAGATTAACGATTCGTCACTATTAACTGTTGAAATTTCATTTCTTTGTATCTTAATATCGCCTAATTCTATTCTATTAGAATAAAAATTAGCAGTTATTATTCCATCAACTGTTACAACTACAGTACTTTCTACACCACTTGTATCAAAGTCAGCAGTAGTTACACTAGTATCTGCATCTGATATTCCTGGTTGAAAGTTAGTTGCAAGTGCATATGCTACATAATCAACTAATCCTTTAGCATTTGGAATAAAATCGTTATTTAATACAACAACGCCGCCACCTGGATCAGTAATTACTCCGGCAGTATAGTTAAATACATTTTCTTCGTAGTCAACTGTACCTGCTACATTAATAGCACTGTTAGGAGTTGTTACATACAACGGACCTTCAGCGTTAATGCTATTTACATTGACTGGAAGAAATGCTCCATTGATGTCTTCAAATCTAAATGAGCCTGTGCCACTGCTTCCGCCTGCAACATAAGGACTTTGTTCATCAAATACTAATCTTGCAGTAGGTAAGCTACCTCGGTCAATTTCAATACCTGCTTTATAGTCGAAGCTGGCACGTATTCCAGCACCAGCTTCTCCATCGTTTAGCGTTAGTATGTTATCAGCAATAGTAGTAACAGTAGATTCTACAGTAGTTGTAGTACCTTTAACTTCTAAGTCGCCGGTGATCACAACAACGCCTCTAGGGCTTGCTGATCCACTAGTAGTATCTAAGTAGATTGTTCCCGTAGGTCCGTTATCTACTATGATTCTATAGTTACCGTCTGTTACTCGTAATACCTTTGACATTCTTATATCCTAATTAGAAAGTAATGGGAGATCTTAATCCCCCATAACTAATATTACTCGTCGCCTTCAAAGTCATCTGGTGCAATTCTAACAGTACCAGTTCCTGTACCTGCGCCAGTAGCAACAAATATTTCGCCAACTGTTGAGGCCTCGCTGGCGCCGACGGCATACCAATTAGTATTGCCTGTTGTTACAATAATGTATTCAACAGCAGCAACCGTTTCTGTAACTGGAATAACTGGATAGCCGCCTGCTTCTTCCATTTCAACTTGATTTGCAACTGCATTATAATCAACCATGCCCCAGGCAATACTTACGCCTGTGTTAAGTGTTACTTTGCGTCCTGCAATTTTAATAACTTGCTTTGCAGCGCCTGCATCGTCTTTAACTGTAATAGTCATTTCGCCAGCTGCAATTGCTCCAGTAAGTTTGTCTACTAATGTACAAACTTTTGTTTCTGTGCCGTCGGTGCAACGGAATTTCTTACTTCCAAGTTGCTTAACGATCCAGCCGTTTACTGATGCAGCTCCATTGTGAAACTGTACTTTAATTTCGTTACCCGCATCTGTTGGTGTTCCGAAAAATCTTTTATTTAGTGGTCTTCCCATTTGTTTTCTCCTTTAAAACGTTCTAGGTCTACGCAGTGGGTCATTTCTGCATAAGTCCGCATAATGCGGCACGATTTACGACATAAGTATTTATCAAAGTTTACTCAAGTCATAAAAATAGGCCCCGTAGGGCCTATTTTATATTTCAGTAACTAATTACTGGAATGATACGTTGCCGTTTGTGATAGCAACTTTAGCTAGGTAGTCAGCAGCATTGCCTAAAGACGATGCTGTGTTGTTTAGCTCAACATATCCGTAACGTGTCATAAACGATACGACTGGTTCGAATGTTGCTGGGTCTAATACAACGCCTGAGCTCATTAGCGGGATGTATGGGCAATAGAATGCCGCTGCATCTGATTCGCTTGAACCTTTGTAACCGATTAGTACGGCTGCACTGTCTGCACTGTAAGTGTTTACATAAACTTTCATAGCATTGTTCAATGTACCAACCATCTTAGTGTTAGTTGGAGCTTCGAACGTACCTTCAGTTGTACGTGCAAACGCTGAAGTTGTAGCTGATTGTAGGATTGTTAACGCGAATGGCGATACAACAGCCCAGTTACCAGCACCACGACGTGTGCGTTGTGCGATCTTGTTTGACTCACGGTTGATTAGAACAGCTAAAGCAGCATGCTCGTCACCAACAAAAGTAGCAGTACCACTTACAGTTGCTTGGTCGTATGTAGAACCAGCTGTACCAGCAAGTGAAACTAGCGAACCTAGTACTTCTTGGTCGATCTCAGCAGTAATCTCTTGTGCAAGAGCTGCCATGATTTCTGCTTCAACATCAATACCATGCATTGACTGTGCGTCTTGTGCTGATTCAAAAGTCCAGCGAGCTGATAGCTTGCGTGATTTTGCTTCAACAGTTTGCTTCAAGATCTGGATGCTTAGTTTATTACCAGCAGCACCTTCAAGTGCAGCAGTTGAAGCTGCTTTACCTGATGTTGTGTTGCCTGAATATGCTTCAGCAATCTTGAATGGGCTTAGTGCCTCTTCACCAGCTACTGCGCCTGCTGCGCCTGTGCCTGCTGTGTCGCTGTAGCGAACACGTAGTGTGTGGATTTGGCCCACAGGTCCTGTCATAGGCTGAACACCAACAATTTCGTTAGCGATAACGGTTGGCATTACACGTCTGATGACCGGTAAAATAACTCTGTTAAGAGTTGCGACATTGCCTGCAGATGTTGCACCAGCTGTAGCAGATTCTGAAAGATACCTACGAGTATTTTCCAAAGTTGTTGCCATTACAGCCTTCTTAGTGCCTGTTAGGCCCTCAAGAAGTGCATTTTTTGTATCTGACCAGCGGCTTTCTAGTAGTTCCGACATAGTTTTCTCCTTATTTTAAACCAGCTAAACGACGAATGTCTACGACATTATCATCTTGCATTGAACTAACGTTAGTTTGCGATTTCTCGCGGTTGCCTGTAATTTCTTTTGCCTCTGATAAGACTGCCTTCTTTGCCGGAGTATGTCCATCAATAACCGATGGTAGGTACTTATCAAAAGACTTTTGTAGTCTATCGGTTTGTACTGATTCCAGTAAATCTGTCATAATCTCTCTTTGACCTTTATTCAAGGGTGATAAGAGTTCATTAAGTCTGTTTTTGCGCTCAGCAATAGATGCCATGCGTTTGATTTCTTGGTCTTTAGATTCAGCTAATACTTTTGCTTTTGTTGCAAATGCTTTTGCTTCAACTAATTGTTTTTCCTTCAACGCAACAACTTGCATTAATTTTGCAGTTTCTGAATTTTCGTTCAGATGGCTTGTTGCGTACTCTGAAGCAAAAGCTTCAAATAACTTACGACCAAAATCGTTTCTACGTGCTTCTTCAATATCTTCTTTAAGCTGAGTCATTTCTCCCTTAAGAGTTGATTCAACAATAGCAGATACTTTAGCAGCGCTCTTTGCAATAAAGCTCTGACGAACTTCTGCAAACTTGTTCTTAGCTTCTTTGATAAGTTTTACCTTAGTTTCAGCTAAATCTTTTTTGTCTTCGTGGAATTCTGCAATTTCTTTTGCAAGTGCGTCAACGATGAAGTTCTCAAGCATGCTAAACTTGCTAGCAATTGCCTTTTGATCTTCATGCAGTTCAGTAACTTCTTTTGCTAGTGACTCAGCAACAAAGCGACTCATTAGTTTTGCGTTTTCACGCATTGCTATTGTGTACTTTGCTTTTGCTTCAGCTAGTTGTTTGCGGTCTTCTGCAAACTCTGAAATTTCTTCTGCAAGGCGTTCTGAAATCATAGAGTCGATAGCTTCAACCATAGTTGATTTATCGTGCTCATACTTTTTTGCAAATTCTTCACGTAACTCAGCAGTTGCCTGCATTTTGTTTTCTTGAATCTTTGCATTCCATGCGCCTTCAATGTCTGCACGAACTTCCTCAGAAACTACATCGTTTTCGAAAAGTGTTTTAAGTGCTTCCAACATATTTTGTTCTCCTTTTATTGGAGTCGACTGATTATATTAATCAGCGATTCTTTTAAGTACTTCTGTGCCTTAGTGTCGTGTTTTGTTGCCTGTGCTAATTCATATGCCTTCATTCCTCCACGTGCATTCATTAAATGCTCATAGATTGCAGTAGGATATGCTCCAGGGGCGCTAGGCTGTGCCACGACGTCCACTGTTATAATTTCGAAGTCGCTAACGTTGCCGCTACCGTCTTCACTAACATTACCTGATCCACGTGATGAAACCCCTAGTTTCACACCGCTTTCAAGCATAGTGCGAACTAGGTTTCCCATTGGAGTTGGTAGTATTTTTAATTTACCGTAACCGTTTGGGCCATCCATCCAGCATTCGCTGATCATATGACTTACACGATCCAAGTTAATATTAAGACCTTCTGGATGATCAACTTCTCCGAGTACACTGTATCCACCCTCGATTTGCTCGCTGAGAGTTTTGACAGCCCTGCCAATTTCATTTACAGGATACACACGCTGGTTAGCGTTGCGTACTCCGCCCTGTATACAAATACCCTTCATATACAGGTCTTTTCCTTCGTTAGCAGACTCAACGATTATCTTCGCTTGGTCGAAACTTAGGTGTTCTCGTAAGTTTTTCATTCAAACTTCCTTACTTATTTGCCGATAGTACTTTTGGTATTAGCAGCAGTCTCTGGCTTGCCGCTTTTTTCAGCGCCATGACCAGGTTGTGCAGACATTTTTGTCGCACCCTTTGCACCAACAACGTTTACGTTCTTGGTATTCATTGCTTGTGGTTTGTTACTTGCTAAACCACCAGCTGTTCCTTTAGTATCTGCTGTTGCGCCTTTTGCGATGTTAGCAGATGTTCCGCCCATGTTGTTTGGTTTAGCTACAGTTGACGTTGTGCTTGCACCGTTGTCGCCCATTTTTGCTGTTACTTTTTCAACATACTCACGCATTGTTTCACCAGCTGTCATAGGTGACTTTGATTCTAGTGGGGTAATTGTTGCTTGGAATGACTCTTCTTCTGGCTCTTCGTCGCCCATGTCCATTTCGTCGTCAGCTTCTTCGTCACCCATGTCCATTTCGTCGTCAGCTTCTTCGCTGTCATCGCCGGACATCATTTTTTCAAATTCTGCTTTTAGTTCTTCTAAAGCATCTTCTAAATCATTGATACGCTCATCAGTACCTTCTTCACCGTCGTCGCTGTCGTCATCGGAGCCCATTTCCATATCGCCCATCATGTCGTCGGTTTTATCTCCGCCCATCATGTCTGCCATTGGATCTGCTTCAACTTCAAATTCGTCTAGGTTAAAGTCTTCGTCTAGTTCTGCGTCATCTTCTGACTCATCAACTTCTTCGTCGTCTGATTCTTCAACAGCATCATCATCGTCGTCTGATGCTTCATCTACTTCGTCATCTTCTAGATCTGATTCTAATAGTGCTTCATAAATGTCACGTGATTTTTCAACTACAATCTCGTGGAATAGTTCTTCTGCACCTGCGCGGTCTTCGTTTACGAGACGCTCAAGCATTTCTTCAAATTTGTTACGATCTGCCATTTTTATTCTCCTAATAAATGTTATACCTATGGTAAGGCTGTCATGTGTATTTACTACTTATAAGGAATATGGTGCAATAATAGGCCCAAAACGAGCCATTTAGGATAGAGAGTACATTTTTTTGAATGTATCTACAGTAATATGTTTCATATTAACAATTTTATTTAGCTCATCTGGAATAAAATTATCAGATGCTATTACTCGTATATACTGAATATTCTTATTTTCTTCTATTACAGTTTTAGTTTGACGTAGCCAGTTTCCATAATATGTTGCAGTATCTTTACTTTTTTTGTAATTTTCAGTGTCAGCATATATGTTATTAAAATGATTACCGTCATTAGTGCCTTTATAATCAAATCCTAGAATGTAAACAGTATTATAACCATGCTGACTTGCTAACCATAATGCTGTTGGACCACTACTCCAACCTTTGCTAGGTTGAAAGAAATTAAATCCTTCCATACGTGCAAATATCTTATTAGGATTAGTCCATACAGTATTTTTACGTTGATAGCCTGCTTTATTAATCTCAACTATCATTTTAGTATCTACTGCAACAAGATAATCAGGAGAAAATGATCTGTAAAGTGCATTACACCCGTATACTTTACCTAAGTTTTTAAGATTTTTTGGAGATATTGATGATCTACTAGTTCCGTTACCTAATACAAATGCAGTGTTTGACTGTATCATAGGCATTGATTCAACTTTTTCTATTTTAGAAACAACTAACTTATCTGCTTTTGCAGCAGCTTTAAGTATTTTGTATTGTTCTTTAGTATATAGATTTTTATCTATCTTCGCCATTATACCCCGGCAGCGGCTGCTTGTGCTGCTATTCCATACATCTGTCTAACGAAATCTAATTCGCCAGCTTTCTCAGTTGTATGTAGCTCACTTGCTTTCCTTGCACGGTTGATTTGGCGTAGGGTAAGACGTGTTTTACGTGTGTCGTTCATTTTAACAATACTGTCGTCGTACTGAGGATCATATCGATCATCCTCAGTAGGCTCGATTGTTTCTTTATCAAAATAAAATAGCTCTCGTAATATCATATTGTATTTATATCGTTTGTGCCGTTGCGCCCGGTGCCGTTGCGCCCGGTGCTGCTCCTGTTGCTGTATCTGGAGGTGTTGCTTCTGTACCTATTTCTGGTTCGCCTTCATCTGGGGCAATATCTTCAGCACCATCAATGTCTGCACTAATGCCGGCACTACTAATACCTGCTGTACGCATTTCTGCACTTGCATCTTCACCACCAGTATTAAGTGTTTCGTCGTTTTCTTCTTTCCATAAACGTTCGTTTTCTGCAATCTCTTCTTCGCTCATGCCTAAGAAGCGTTTCATAGCAAAGCGATTTGAAACATACGGTATAGCACTCATTTGTGTATATGTTGGAACACGAGCATTGTCAAGTTCTGCTTGACGATAGCTTGCAAAGTTTTGCGGTGTTTCAAACTCTAGATCAAACATTGCAGTATCGATGTTTACACCTTTTTCAAGTAAGTAACGTTTGAACTCTTGATTAAATTCTTCTACAATTAAGCCTTGCAAGCGTTCGCAGTAGGTATTGAAGCGTAGTTCTTGAATGTATGCTGTTCCAACACGGCCGTCGTTATAGCTGCTAGATGAATCATCTGCTCCAGTTGGTAAGTACGAACTTGGGATACGTAATCCGCGTACTAGCTTATTAGTAAAGTATCGTAGGTCATCAATCTCTCCTAGGTTAGTACCACCCGGAAGTGTTTCAACTTTAGATCCACGACCTTCTGCTGTTTGTGGGAAGAAGTAATCTTCGTTAATACTTAACGGATTGTAGGCACTGTCAATAACATTAGTGCCGCCGCCTGTAGCACTTGGAATACGTCTTTGATGAATTTCAGTTTTTACACGCTCAACGAACTGCATAGCAAGGTGACTTGGCATGTTGCCTACGTCAACATAAAATACTCTGCGTTCCGGAGCACGTTGTACACGATAGATAATAATAGCATCTTCGAGTAATTCTTTTTGTTTGAATACTTTAAAAATAGTTTCCAATAAACTATTACCAAATGGGTAATTGTTGTCTAAGCCTTCACTTAAACTAAGATGCAACACATGTTCGGCATCAATTGCAACTTCACCGTTAGTAGTATTAAATCGTGATCCGCTTTGTGTAGGAGCGTT